GGGCCCCCCTCTTCCCCCTCACAGGGGAAAAGGGTAGTTTTGCATTACGCAGTGTCGGCCTCCCTAGCAAGCCCACCCTCACGGGATTTTATGCATCGGGACATCCTCTGCTCGCACTGCCACATGCGAGCTCCAGCCGGCGGAGCCTAGGTCGGACACAAGACTTGGAATTTACATCCACGCATACCAACTCGCAAACGCTGGTAGGGTCAGCCAGTGGTACTATCCTCTGGCACGTGGCATCTCGCTGCAAACCCAAGAATGGTCGTTTCTAAGCACGGGTGACAAAGGCGGTGGGTATGTCACCTGGACTATTCAGTCCAAGGGTGAAGTCTCCGCCTCTGCATGGTGACCTAACGGTGATAACTTGTGCCTGTTGGCTCTGTGCGTCCCCATAGGCTCGGATAATAGTAGCTGACCCGGATACTGGTCCGGAAACTGGTCCGATGGGGTAGAACAAACTGACAACAAAGGTACCACCACAGTTGAAGCTGTACGTAAGGGTGTAGGGGCTCTTGGTTCCCTCGACCAACCGGGAGAGTAGCTTAGGTCCTGTCGATGATTCAGCCGATAATGTCTGTGTACTCAATGCAGATGGCTGCCGATCAATAAGCACAACAGTATACTCGATAAAGATCTCCCCCAACATATCAGGATCAGATGCTCCTTGTCCATAATTGGCAACAATGAGCTTCCCGAAGTTGATCAGCTTCGGGTCACTTGTGTGATTGTCGCCGACAAACCTGGCTGCGCCGTCAGTTGGAACAATGAGGCGAGCTGGGCTGTAAGCACTGGTTCGCATAGCTCCTGAATACTCATATAACATGGTAGGGTCGCTAGGGAGGTCGTCGCTCGAATCAGGGTCGTGGACTAATACTACTACTCCACCTGTGGTCGTAGGGCAACTTGGAGCAAATCTGAAGGCTAGATTGGTGAACCTGTACTTCTCGTACATCGCAGCAGAAACGGATAATTGAGGGAACGTAGCAATGTCACTTGGGTTGAGGACCCAAGACTCCGTGGACAAGCTGGAGTGTGACCTTACTACACCAATCATCTCGGAAAAAGTGACAGTCATACTGCGTTTAACGTTGGTTACACGGGGTTCACCAGTCGTGATCCTAGAGGACACAGAGATTGGCTGGGACACACGATTTACCCGCAACCCAGTTTGGGCTATGGGCACTTGAGTCATTCCCAGCGCTTGTCTAGCCATCCTCTTTTGGGTAGTGGTGAGGGTTTTCCAACCCCCACCAGATCTGAGCTTGACAGCCCAGGCTACTCCATCAGAGGCTAGCTTCGCAACTTTCTTTTCATCACGTAGCGCCATTGGGAATTTGTCGAGTCTGACTTTCGGTGCCGATTGTGATGTGCTGTGTCTTATGATTGCTTTCAGAGTAGTGGTGATGGTGCACTGGTTGTTGTTGAGCAAATATATATATAAGAGTGAAGGTGAGTGAGATTATTAGCACAAGGAGAAGGTCGTTATCCCAGAGGGGCTCAGAAGTGAAAATGGTTGGTTGTGGTGAAGGTCTCGCCGACCTGCACCCAAACCCCACCAACAACTTCCCGACTAGCCACAGAGCGAACTGTAGACAACGCAGCATCCCGCGCAACAGCCCTCTTAGTCGCTTGACTGCCCCTGGCATTTTGTATCTCTCGCTTGACAGTCGGTAATTCTTCACCTGGAGGATCTAGTTCATACGTTGTGGTTTCAGAAGCTGAGTCCATAGTTCGCAGTTTATACCCCCCGCACCAAATGCTTTGCAATTTTCATAAGAGTGGAACACCCCTTCCAGGGACACCTGTGTCTCAGGAAGGATACCAAAAGCTTTCCAGAAGGAAATCCTGGCTTCGGTACTCACATGCTCTCTAGTGCGCTTGCCATTGGAGGCCAATCTTGCGAACCCGCTGTCCGAAAACCACACATCGTTTTTGATATTCATCCTCTCATCACTCTGCGCCATCATGCAACTGTAAAAACTCTGCAACACTGGTATGCCCCCACAAAGTGATAATCCACACTCCCCAACTGAAGCGACCCATTTGAGTGCGCTTTTGGGATTGTGCCATGGCGTGATGCTATAGGTGTCCTTAGAAGTGCATATGTAAGGGTTACGGCACATGACCCAACCTCCCGCGTAAATTGGTTGCATTTGGCAAAACTCAACACGTTCAAGCTCGTATACCGGTTCCTCAAACTTGACAGAAAACCCGAAGTCGGACCATTTCGTCAAACGCTCATTGACGAGGGTCAAATCGGAACTTTCGAAGAAGAGGACGCAGTCATCGCCGTTGTTGATGAGTCTACACCTTATGCCCCTACACAGGAAGTGGGTGATGGCACAACTCAGCAGGCAATTACCCAACGCTGTGTTGATGTCACCGCTCATTCTACATCCATCCACGGAATACCTGGCAAATCCATCAGAGGCCACGGCCACACCCACGTTATGGAGTTGGTAGCTAAGTAGTCTAGCCAACTCAGGGCTGTGGAAAATCGAATTGTAAACAGAATGCTCAAATCTTAGGGCATCTACAGAGACGTGCTGATCGAATCTCTTGGCATCAAAACCTACAGCACAAGGTCTCTGGAATTGGGACCAGATGTTGGCAATGTTGGTTCCCAGTTGCTCCACTGTGTACCCCTTTAGTACAGTAGGACCCCCCCATATTCTGTCAATAGCGGAGTATATGTGATGTTCAGCCTTCTTTAGGTACTTCCCAACCTCGATATTGTATCGAGGGTCCCTGGGTTGGATTACCCTGGGGGCTGGGTCACCCTTAGAGGTGAAATTTATCTTCTCGGCTTTGACAAAGGTCCGGAGTTTGGCGTCCTTTCTTGTGCATGGTCGCTCACTCAGGGACTCTAACGCCTTCTGGTAGATTGCCTTACGCCTGCCCTGATACAAGAGAGGGTATTCCTCCCTCTCGATCGGGGTATACGGTCCAACAATGTTTACCAAACGACGGGCGAAGTACTTGAGTTTGCGGAATTGGTGCACCTTTGGCTTCAACGGAGGTTGCAAAACACCATTGGATTCGACATAGTAGACACGCTCAATTAAACCTCGGCGCAAGTTATTCAAACTATTGTTGTGCACGCCAAAATTGATGCCACTATCCAACCCAGTAATTTGGTAAATTCTGCGAACCTTGGAGGCTGGCTTTTCCCGCGAGACGGTGAGACTGGGGTGGGCGCCTCGAACAATCTGTGTTTCTACCCCCCCCATCTCGCGGAGACCCCCCTAGTTGGAGAAATGGAAGGTGGTAAAGTCCTCATACCCACTGAGAACTCTGGCCACCCTCACCCAACTCGCCCCACACCAAGGAGCGGTTACCAATTCAGCCAGGGGTGTTTGCTGAATTGTTGCCTCACGCGCTGCCAACCTCCTGATCTGACTCTCGCGATGGTTTAATGCGACAAGAATGCCGATCTCACCAGAGTCAGGGGTGAATACGAGAGGGATGGCTGCATCCACTACTGCCCGCGTGTGGGTTGGCACGACGTGCCTCTCCTGGCAATAGTTGGTGATGAACCTGGTTGCTACGCTGAGGTTGGCCCGCGTGTTCATTGGAACCAACCCGAAGTGCAGTTTACAGGCCATAGCGGCGTGGGCGGCGAATGTTCCCCTAGCGTGGCGATTGACCCGTTTCTTGGTCACTTGCTCGTTCGCCACCAGGACCTCAAGGCAATCCTCCGGTTCTTCGCACAACTGGGGATTGTCCAGCATGAGGTCCATGCTAGGATGTTGCGGTGTCGCTTGCTTGAAGTCGTGGCTGACGTCCAGCGGGTTTAATCCGGCTTGGACCTTGTTCCTACAGTAATCGCCAAATGAACTGAGCCCCATGGAGATGCCATCTTGCACAGTTTCCCGCACAGCGACAGTCACACAGAGAGACAGCCCACCAACGATCGCCAGAGGCTTAGGCACAAACCTCGACCCTAGTAGACTCATCGTCAACTCCTCGTACCACAACATGGGTTCACGTTGTATATATACTCGTTTACCC